GCTCCATTACCAACGCTGGTGCCGCAGGTAATGTTGGTTCAGTAACAGTCGTTGCTGAAGCCAATGTTCCTGTAACTGGTTTGCAGGCCACAGGCTCTGTAGGGACAGTGACAGTTGTTGCGGAAGCGAATGTCTTCCCAACAGGATTAGAAGCCACTGGTGAGGTAGGCGTACTTGCTAGTGTCACGGGCACTGCAAATGTTTATCCGACAGGTGTTGAGGGAACGGGGGCCGTTGGTACGGCAACCGTTTCTGGCGATGCGAATGTTCCTGTAACGGGGCTAGAGGCTACCACAGCCGTTGGCTCTGTTACTGTTCAGGCAAATGCAGATGTAGATGTGACAGGTGTGGCAGCTACAGGACAGGTGGGTACAGCCACTGTCATTGGTGAGGCCAATGTTCCTGTGACTGGTATTGCAGCAACTGGTGGTGTTGGCTCTGTTACAGTCGCTGCTGGCGCAGTGGTCCCTATAACAATGGACGCTCGCGCTAATGGTCTTGTTGGCGAGGTTGAAGCAACAGGCGGTTCTGATGTTCCCGTTACTGGCCTTGAGGCTACAGGACAGGTTGGCACAGGAACGGTCATTGAAACACAAACATTTGTTTTCGTCACTGGAGTCTCTGGAGCAGGAGAAATTGGTGATGTATCAATAGATGCACAGACGCAAGTCAATGTGACTGGCGTTTCTGGAACTGGCGAAGTAGGCCAAGTTCTTGTTTGGGGACGTATTGTTCCAAATCAGAATCCGAGTTATACTCCCGTAACACCATCTTCCACCCCTTCTTGGAGTGACGAATCTCCGTCCCAGACTCCAGGTTGGGAAGACATAGCAGCATAGGGGAAAACCATGCCTAGTACATATACACTTAATAATGGTATTGAACTCATTGGCACAGGCGAACAGTCTGGCACATGGGGCGATACGACTAACACAAACCTTCAACTTTTAGACACTGCTCTTGACGGTCAGATTACAGTGACCTTGGCTTCAGCGGGAACTTCTGGTTCTCCGAATACACTATCTATTAGCGACGGCACAACATCCGATGGTCGCAACCGCATGATTATCTTTGCAGACAGCGGTGATTTGGGTGCAACGGCCTATGTGCAGTTGACGCCGAATGACGCGGAAAAAATCATCTATATCCGCAATGATCTGTCTGGATCACGCAGCATCCTGTTCTTCCAAGGAACATATAACGCAAGTAATGACTACGAAGTTCCTGCGGGAACGACTGCGGTGGTTTACTTTGACGGCGCGGGTGCTGGTGCGGTAGCGGCGAACGTTTTTAACAATGCGTACTTTGACAGCCTGCGCTTGGGCAGTGTGTCGGTGACCGCGATCCTAGACGAAGACAACATGGCGTCTGACAGCGCGACAGCCTTGGCAACACAACAGTCGATTAAGGCGTATGTGGATACACAGGTTGGTGCAAACAACGAGTTGTCCGAGGTTCTTGCTAACGGTAATACATCGGGTGGCAATGCTATTCAGATGACAACAACCGATGAGCTTCAGTTTCGCGACACAGCTTTGAAGATTAGCTCTTCTGCTGATGGGCAACTGGACATTGACGCGGATACTGAAATTGAAATTGTTGCACCGACTGTTGATATTGATGCGTCTACAGCGATGACGATTGATACAGCGGCTCTTACAGTTACGGGCGCAGTTGATTTTAACACTTCACTTAACGTGGACGGCACTGTTACATCAGATGGCCTTACTGTAGCTGGCAACGTTAGCGTTGATGGCGGCACGATCAAGCTGGATGGAGACTATCCAACGGGTACAAGTAACGTGGCGTTGGGTAATACGGCTTTAGATAGCGTTGCTTCAGATGGCAACTATAACGTAGCAGTTGGTTCAGGAGCCTTAACAGGAAATACTTCAGGTGATAACAATGTAGGTTTGGGCAGAAGAGCATTATTCAATAATACTACGGCGAGTTCAAACGTTGCCATTGGCGCTCAAGCTCTCAATACAAGCACTACAGGCACTGAAAACGTATCCGTTGGGCATCAATCTTCTCTCAGTAATGTTACTGGGTCAAACAACACTATGGCTGGCTATCAAGCAGGTTATCTTGTTGGCGATGAAATTGTCGCTACAGCTATTGTTTCTGGCGTGAACTATACGATTCAAACTCTTGGGACGACAGACTTCACATTAATTGGTGCGGGGGCCAACACTGTTGGCACAACATTTACTGCCACTGGCGCGGGAACTGGAACAGGTACGGCGTCTGCGAATGCTAACTACAACACGTTTGTTGGTTATCAGGCTGGGGACCTCATTGTCGGCGGTTCGAAGAACAGCATTCTGGGCAGTTTTGACGGTAACCAAGGTGGTTTGGACATCCGCAACAGTAACAATCACATTGTTCTTTCAGACGGTGATGGGAACCCTCGGTTGTACATTGACGGCTCTGGGAACATGGCAGTAGACACCAACACCCTGTACGTCGATGCTACGAACAATCAGGTGGGGATTGGGACGACAACAATCACTGAAAAATTAGAAGTCGCAGGGGACATTAGACTACAAAACGCATTAAAGTTTAGGGCAGATGATGACGCGGAAAACGCTGTTGTTTTTTTGGGGGACGATGATGAGTTTGCGCTAGAGTCTTTTGGCACTAATGGGATCATTACTTTTTCAACAAGCTCTTCTGTGACAGAAGCCATGCGGATCACTTCTGACCAAAAAGTTATTATCGGTGACACCTCTACTCGTGGGACTTACGGTTTAACTGTTGCAGAACCTGCCGATGGTGTTCGTATCTTTGGTATTGCAAGCGGTGGCGTAGATTCACTGCATTTTGACCAAGCACGAGGCAGTGTCGCATCACCAACCGCATCAAACGCAGATGGTGATGGTTCTTACCTTTCGTTCTCTAGTTATGATGGAACTAACTGGGATGACATTGGTAGCTTTGCTGTTGTAACGGATGGTCAGCAAGATGCAGGGCGCATGATTTTCCGTACAACACCTACAGGTGGTAGTCAAACGGAGCGTATGCGTATTGATCAAAACGGACGTGTCACTATTGGTGGCATATCTTCAGCAGCATGGGGATCAGCATACGATGTGCTTACTGTAGGTAGTAGCATTGGTGGTGCATCTTATGCTGGTAGCTCTAATGCAGTGTTTATTACAAATAATGCGTACAACGACAACACTAACTGGAAATACGCTACAACTGCAGCTGCTGCTGCTTATACGCAATATGCGGGTACACATACATGGCAATATGCTGGTTCAGGCACAGTAAATAATAATATTTCTTGGAACACTGCTTTAAAGATCGACTCGTCTGGGCGGGTTTCGATGGGAGCGGGAACAGATGCCGTCAGCACAATCACTAATGGGTGGTGGAATGGCTCAACTTTGTATTCGGGTATTCTTAATGTCCAAAACGTAAATGACGGTTCAGCACAAAAATACGTCAGCTTGGCGGTGTCTCGGCATACTAATGACGCTGAAGCAGGCCAGTTAGGGTTTGCTAAATCTCGTGGTTCTACAGCAAACTCAAAAACAACCGTTGGGAATGGTGACACTCTGGGGCTTATTACGTTCCAAGGCGCAGATGGAGTTAATCTTGTAGAAGGTGCTAGAATTAGTGGGGCAACGGACAACACTGCGGCTAGTGATGACATGCCTGGACGCCTTCAGTTTTGGACAACCGCAGGCGGTGCAGCTTCCGCAACCGAGCGTATGCGGATTTCGTCGAATGGGTTTGTAAACATCGGAGGTTCTCGAACAGCAGATGAATCTTTAGTTGAGTTAAATAGGTCTGGGAGCAACACTGTTGGCGAAGGCCACATTGGTTTTGGTGGCACATCGGATCCCCTATGGGCGTTCAGATTTGATAATTCTGATTTTAATTTTCGCCTAGACCGCTCATACGCTGGTTGGAATTCTGCCCCATCTATTAGCGTCAGACGCTCTAACGGTTATGTTGGCCTTGGTGTTGATACTGCATCTTACCAATTAGATGTTCAAAATTCGGCCAACACGTTCAGTCGTATTTTAGCTACAGGCAACAACACAAGAGCCGCGTTCCTTGCTCAAGGGCATCTCAGTGACGGTACAGATATTAGTATGAATGTGGGAGTTTATGGGGACGCCAATCAGGGCGAAATCTCTATGGCTACAGGCCACCCACTTTTATTATACACTAATAACGATCCAACCAAAGGGGTTGAGCTACAAGTAGATGGCGATCTTAACATTAAAGACGGAAACCTAGTAGTCGCATCAGGTCACGGCATCGACTTCTCTGCTACAGGGGACGGCTCTGGTACTATGACTTCTGAGTTACTGGATGACTATGAGGAGGGGACGTTTACTCCTGTGGTTGCGGATGCTGCGTCTGGTGGGAACGAAGGATCAGCAACAGAAGCCTATGGGTATTACACAAAGACTGGTCGCCAAGTAACCGTGCAAATCACGCTTCTAAATATAGATACAACTGGTTTGACTGGCGCAAATGATCTTTACATCACGGGCGTTCCGTTTGCGGCAGAGGGTTTGTCAGGAATAAACTATTTCACTGGCTCCATGTCGGCGGCATTGCTTACGAGCAGTGCAGATGTTGTTGTTCCAGAAATCTTTGACTCTTCTTCCTATGTCCGCATCAGAGAATGGAATCTTAGTGGTACTGGCACGGACTGGACCATTGTTTCTGAACTGACATCTGGAACCGCAGACCTCAACATTACGCTAACTTACTTTGCAGCATAACCCCACACCATTGGGGTCGGACAGTCCGCCGCCATAAAGGAGATAAACATGGCCTTAACCGAAAGAACCGAACAGGATAAATTGGAGGTAGTCGGAAAGTTCCGCCACATCCAAGTACGCACAGCAACCGTGATTGAACGTGACGGTGTAGAGATCAGCCGCAGCTTCTCACGCCATGTTGTTGCACCAGATGCAGACATCACAGGTGAAAGCTCACAGGTTCAAGCTATCTGTGCGGCAGTACACACAGACGAAGTTAAAGCAGCCTATGCTGCACATCTAGCTGCGAACAATAACCCGTAACCAGCACAGGAGAAATAAACAATGGCTGTTACACACACTTGGTCAGTAAATGACCAGCTTCAAACCAGAACACAAGATGGGCTTTCCGAAGTCGTGTTTTCTGTTGTCTGGCGTTTATCATCAGAAGAAACTGTAGACGGAACAACCTACAGCATTTCCTCTGGAAACCAAATCAGTTTGAACACTGATAACCTTGACCCTGCGACGTTCACAGCGTTTGCTGACCTGACAGAAGCTCAGGTTGTCGGCTGGGCCAAGGCAACTATTGACGCCAACGCCGCTGAAGGCGAAGGTGTGACATGCGCCGAGTGGGAAGCAGGGCATGATCGCAATATTGCGAAGCAAATCAACCCGCCCACCGCCGTAGAAACCGCCCCTTGGGTAACTGCAAACCCTTAATCTAGGAGACTGACAAATGGCTGAGAAAAAAACAACGCCTATCGTCATCGACGACAAAGAATACACTTTTGAAGACATGACCGCCGAGCAGCAGGAAATGGTAAACCACGTTGCAGACTTGGATCGCAAGCTGTCATCCACACGGTTTAACATGACCCAGCTAGAAGGTGGTCGTAAGTTCTTCATTGATATGCTAAAGTCTTCATTAGAAGGTACTCCTGAAAACGCACAGGAAGTTGCCGCCGAATAAATGCTGGGAGTAACGAATGCCGCTAACCAAACTCCAGTTCCGCCCAGGAATTAACAGAGAAACCACGTCCTATTCTAATGAGGGCGGTTGGTTTGATATGGACAAGGTTAGATTTCGGTTTGGCTTTCCAGAAAAAATAGGTGGGTGGGAGAAAACTTCTTCCACCTACTTTCTAGGTACATGCCGTGCATTGCATCCATGGGTTGCTTTGAACGGTGAACGCTACCTTGGTGTAGGCACACACCTCAAGTATTATATTAACGAGGGTGGTGGGTATAACGACATTACACCCATTCGTGCAACGACGGCTGCGGGGGATGTAACTTTTCAAACGTATAAAGCGTTGATGCTTAACCTATCTGGTTCGCTAGACATCAGCATAGATCAAACTGAAATTGGACCGTTGTTGTATTTTGGAGGAGGCTCTCTTCCAGAAACAGGGTTTGTAAAAATAGACGACGAAATAATTTCATATGCTGCAATTTCAGGAACAACACTTCAGGGTTGTTTGCGAGGACAAAAAGGAACAGATGCTGCAACACACACTGGACTTGTTATAGAGGTTAGTTTTTCTACAATTGTTGTTACAGACACTAACCATGGTGCTCTTGCAAATGATTTTGTTACTTTTTCTGGTGCAGCGTCAATTAATGCATCCGGAAATGTTGGTTCTGTTGCAGTCACTAGCGGTCTTTCCACGGGAAGTTCTACGTTTAATGACGTAGGACAAACGTCTACAAGTGGTTCTGGAACAGGTGCAAAATTTAATATCACGGCAAATAGCTCTAATAACACTTACACAGTTAACTATGTGGAAAAAGGTGGTTCTGGTTACGCTGACAATGACACAATCACCATCGCGGGAACAAGTTTAGGTGGGGCTACTCCAACAAATGATTTAGTCCTAACAGTAACTACGCTTGCTGGAACCATAACAAGCACGATTTTAAATCAAGAATATGAAATTTCATATGTGCCCAATGACAATTCGTATTACATAAATGCTCGAACCGAAGAGGCTTTAGCTTCTATTACTACAACGGATGGGATTAACGACACTCTTGTTTTTGCTAATATTTCAAGTGGTTCCGGCGCAGGAGGAGCATCTACCGTTGGAACATATCAAATCAACACGGGTCTAGATACCACAATTACTGGTACAGGTTGGGGCGCAGGCACATGGAGCCGTGGAACGTGGGGCAGCGCAGCATCACTGATTGCCTCTGGTCAGACGCTTCGTATTTGGTCGCACGACAACTTTGGTGAGGATCTTTTAATCAACGTGCGTGATGCGGGTATATATTACTGGGATAAAACCAACGGCACATCTACTCGGGCTGTAGCAATTAGTGATCTAGCAGGGGCGAATACCGCACCAACCATTGCTAAGAAAGTGCTTGTTTCTGATAGAGACAGGCACGTTATAGCTTTTGGTTGTGATTCACAACTCGACATTGGTACGCAGGATCCGTTGCTTATACGGTTCTCGGACCAAGGCTCAATAACCGATTGGGCTGCTACGGCGACTAATACTGCTGGGGACTTGCGCCTCGGTTCTGGGTCCGAGATTGTTACGGCTATTGAGACGCGGCAACAGGTTCTGGTGTTTACCGACGTATCGCTTCACGCAATGCAGTTTCTTGGGCCACCGTTTACCTTTGGCATAAACACGGTGTCGGAAAACATCACGATTGCTGGTCCGTTAGCAGCTATTGCAATCGAGGATCAGGTGTACTGGATGGGTGCAGAAGAGTTCTATGTGTATGGCGGTGCAGTGCAGCGTTTACCATGTACGGTGCGGGACTTTGTATTTAGCGACATCAACACTGACCAGCTTGAGAAAGTAACGGCGTCCACCAATACGGCTTTTTCTGAAATCTGGTGGTTCTATCCTTCAGCTTCGAGCACAGAGTGCAACAAGTACGTTGTGTACAACTACCAACAACAAATTTGGTACTACGGATCTCTAAATCGCACAGTTTGGCTGGACCGTGGTGTTGAGAGCTTTCCGATTGCGGCAAGCACCGACCATGCGCTGTATTATCATGAGCGTGGGTTTGATGACGGGTCGACTGCTCCTGCCACGGCGATTACGTCGTTCATCGAGAGTAGCCAGATGTCGCTTGGCGAAGGGGACAACTTTGTGTTCTTACGCAGGTTGATACCAGACTTGACGTTCCGTGATAGTACAGCGGTAACACCTTCGGCTACGATGACGCTTGAGGCGCGAAATTATCCAGGCGGTGCGTATTTACAAACCAACAGCAAGACTGTGACCAAGACCGCGTCGGTTCCTGTGGAGCAATGGACTAATCAGGTTAACGTTCGACTGCGTGGTCGCTCGTTTGCGTTTAAAATAGAAACAACGGAGACAGGTGTAGGATGGAGACTGGGCTCTCCAAGAGTAGACGTGCAGCCTGACGGGATGCGGTAATGTCTCGAAACTTAAACCTTCCGTTCTTTCCAATTGCGCCTCCAAGTTACGACCAGCAATACATTGCGGAGGTTGTTCGGGCTTTTTCTGTTTATCTAGAGCAGATGCAAAACCCAGGTGAAGGGCGAAACACCTTTGCCGTATTTACCAATTTACAAACCGACGACAGCGGTCTAGAGCCAGGGGCTATCTTTAACCATGATGGATATGTTAGAGTGCCGTTAGCGCATTCTCCATACGTTCGTGGATCTCAGGCTACGGGCGCTGTTGGATCAGTAACAGTGAGTACACCATGACCGATACAATTATAACTATGCCCGACGGGTCACGCTGGAAACCTTCGTCAAGTTCTGATACAGTGCATTGTGTAAACTGTGATAATGCGGTTGACACGCCAGAAGAAGTCGCAAGCTACCCCGATGGGAACTGTCCAGATTGCGGACAGTCTTGGACAGGCGCAGAAAAACGTAGCACCAGAATTACTGTGACTGCGCCTGAAGCTATTAGAGGGGAAGCCTGATGAGCCTTGGTTCTATACTTGGTGGTTTAGCTGGATTACTTATTCCAGGTGGTGGAGCTATTGCCGCTGCGATTGGCTCTGGTTTGGGCGGCTTAATTATTGACAAAAAGAAACCAAAGGACGCAATCAAAGACGCGTTGATTGCTGGGGTAGGAGCCAAGTTCTTTGGTCCAGCCATTCAAAACTCTGGCTTTGGTTCAGGCATTACATCGCTGCTGGGGTCCGCAGGCATTAACCCACTCGGCGCATCTGTTAGTGCTGCTGCTCCTATGCAGCAAGCTGTTGGTGGTGCGTTGACGAAAGAAGTCGCAACCAACCTTGCAACACAGGGTGCGCAAAACGCTGCTGGAAAAGGAATTGTAAGTCAGGTTCTTGGTGGCAACCCCTTGATGCTATACGGGGGGCTCACGGCCCTTGGTGCAGTAGAAGAGTTAACCAAACCAAAAGGCAACTTCAAAGAATTGTATGTAGATCGGTACACGGGCCGTAGGTTTAGCTCACCAGAAGCACGAGACGAATACGAAGAAATGTATAGGCAGAAACACGGGTTTGAATATCCAGAAGGTCTTCCTCCTCGGTCCACTGGGTATGCTATGGGTGGCTATATTGAAGGGCCAGGAACAGGGCGAAGCGACTCTATACCTGCGCAGATTTATCAAAACGGACAACCTGTACAAGAGGCAGCATTATCTGATGGCGAGTTCGTTATGACTGAACGCGCTGTAAAAGGGGCGGGTAACGGAGATAGAGAAAAGGGCGCAGCTAAAATGTACGCGATGATGCGCGAGTTTGAGAGGGCATAATGACAGAAACAAACACACAAATCGCCGTACAAGATATCCCAGAGTGGATGAAAAATTACATGGCTACGGCGGATCCCAACTATACAGGGATTCTCGACGAGGCTATGCGTCAATACACGGCGCGTTCTGGGCAACTGACTGACGCTCAACTTGCCGCTCTTACACCTGCCCAACTACAAGTTGCTGGACGTACCCCACTGCAAACGCAGGCGGGGCAACTCGCTGCTGCTGGCGTTGGTTCATATATGCCTATGCTGCAAGCGGGTGCCGGAACCGTTGGTGCGGGGGTCACGGGCCTTGGTACTGCGCTACAGACTATGCAGCAAGGGTATAACCCATTGGCGGCGGCACAAACTATGGTTACGGATGCCTATCAGGGTGCGGTGCCATATCGTGATTTTGCAGTGGGTCAATTGCAAGCAGCAATTCCCGAGGTGCAAGCAGCGGCTCAAGCTGGTGTAGGCGCGGCGGCGGCAGGTCGGCAAGGCGTACTAGAAGCGGGGCAGCGTGGAGAAGCGGCGTTAACGGGAGCCGCACGGCGCGGGGAACTAGCAGCGGCTGGCGGGGTTCGTGGTATAACGGATGCGGCTACGGCTGGAGCTCGTGCCGGAGAGCAAACAGCGGCGAATATCTTAGGGCAAGTGGGCGCGGGTCAGCAAGCTCTGACGGGGTCGGCCTCTGACATACAGGATATTGGTGCATTAGCACAACGCGCAGGCTTGGGTGCAGGGGCAGACGTGATGAACTTGGGTCGCAAGGCTGAGAGCGTTGGACTTGGTGCATTGCAAACACTGCCGGAATACGGAGCCCGTATGGAGCAGCAGGGGCAAACCACTGCTGGGAACATATTACGGGCTGGTAGTGCGGCGGATGAGCTTGGTCAGTATGGCTTGACTGCGGCACAGGCTGGTATTGCAGGGTTGCAGGGTTCAGCGGCGGAGTTTGATCCGTCTTCGATACAGAACTACATGAACCCGTATGAGCAGTCTGTTATTGATGCTGCTATGCAGGACGTAGCACGGGCTGGTGCGATACAAAGAAATCAGATGGATGCAACTGCGGTGGGTGCGGGTGCATTTGGAGGATCTCGTCAGGGTATAGAAGCAGCCGAGATTGGGCGCAACGTTATAGAGCAGCAGGCTAAGACAGCGGCGGGGCTAAGACAGGCTGGGTACGAAAGCGCATCGCAACGAGCGCAGGCCGCATACGAATCAGCAAAGGGTCGGCAGCAACAGGCCGCAGGACTTACTGGTCAACTTGGACAGGCGGGTGCAGCCACGGGATTACAGGCAACACAAACTGGAATGCAGGCAGCGCAGGCCGCAGGGCAGGCAGCGCAGCAAGGTACGCAGGCTGGAGCCAACATTGCAACACAGGCTACGCAACTTGGACTGGCGGGTCTTGGACAGGCGGCAGCGAACAGAGCCACAAGTGGTCAGCTTAATTTAGCTGGCACAGGGCAGGGTATGCAGGCAGCGCAGCAAGCTGGAGCCATGGGCGCGCAAGCCGCGCAAATGGGTATGGGCGCGGCACAGCAAGCGGGTCAAGCTCAAATGCAGGGCGCACAAATGGGTATGCAAGGAGCGCAAGCAGCAGGCCAGATGGGACTGGCTGGGGCGCAGGCAGCAGGCCAGATGGGCGCACAAGGAGCGCAAATGGGCGCACAAACCGCAGCGCAAGGCGCAGGTCTTGGTATGCAAGGAGCGCAAATGGGTATGCAGGGCGCAGGTCAGGCAGCGGGTCTTGGTGCGCAAGTCGGTCAGATAGGGCAACAGTTTGGTCAGATGGGACTGGCTGGTGCAGGTCAGATGGGCGCGATTGCAGGTCAGTACGGACAGTTGGGCCAAGGTATTGCAGGCGTGGGTCAGGGACTGGGGTCCTTGGGCATGCAGCAAGCGCAGCTTGGAGAGGCGCAACAGGGCCTCAACCTCAACGACGTCAACACACTTCTGTCCGTCGGCGCACAAGAGCAGCAGCAACGTCAGGCAGAACTGGATGCAGCATACGCAAACCAGATGGCTCAGTACCAACGTCCGATGCAGGAGTTGGGTTTTTACTCAGATATCTTCCAAGGTATGCCTATTGGTCAGTCAACGTACTCGCAAACCACTACTCCGGCTCCAAGCACTATTTCTCAACTTGGCGGTCTGGCTGGCGGCTTGTATGGAATGTACCGCGCAACACGGTAAGGAGTTATTATGAACGTCGAAAACAGAAAGCTCTTTGTAAATCGGGACGCACGGAAACGTTTAAGCGAAATGGGTGGCATCATGGCTTCCTCGGGGGAGCTTATGAACGAGGTGCAGAAGTTTGCACCTGGCGGAGAAGTTGTTGTTGAACAGTATGTTGCGGTTATACCTGGAATAAACGGGGGTCGTCCTGTTCGATTACGCGGTGACACGCTTGCAAGACTACAGGATCTCGCACCTGAGATCATGCAACAGGCGTTTGTTATGGACGCTGCTACTGCGGCTGAACGTGGTGTGGATGTAAACAGACTTCGTCCAGGTGATGCGTTTGTTGAGCGTCAGTTATCTTCTCCTACACCTAGTCCTGTAGTTCAGGATTCTGTGGAGGACAAAAACTTTGGACAAAGGGTCGGGGACACACTACGAAGTGCGCTGCAACCTATTGGTGAGACTTTAAGAAATGTGGGCCAGCCTATTGGTGAAGAGATTCGGGCTGGATTGGAATCGTCATATAGCTACAATCCGTTGAGTGGAAACTTTACTGCACCGGATATTCCATTTCGATCTCTTGAGGACCCCACCAACCCTATGGTTAGTTTAATTGAGTCAGGATTAAAATCCGCAGGCGTCGAGGATCCAAACGCAGCGTTAATTGGGCAAGTTGATCCTAGTCTCGTAGCTCAACTTTCGGCTCCTCCCATGTATGACATGACAAAGTTTAACAGACCTACGAGTGCGACAGAACCTGACATGACCGCGTTGGAGGCTCTGGAATTACAACGGGCCTCGGATCCGCGTTCAGATGAGGGTATCCGAGCGCGTGTTGCTGAAAGTGCGCAGCGCGGCATGAGAGCGGGTGAGATTGCCAACATGCTTGGTCGTCCACTTTTAGAGATTTTAGATATTGGTGCAGGTTTAGCAAGTGCAGGTCTGTTAGAGGGTACGGCGTTTGCTTCAGATGTCATGTCTGCATTCCAGTCTGGTGTAATGGGGAATACGCAAGCTGGCGAGTTTTATGCGGGATTAGCAACAGACATTAAAGATTTGTCCGACGAGATGTACTACAACGAGGGGGAGGTGCTGCCTCGTTTAACCGCAGGTTTGGACAAAGGTTCGACGGAAGCTGAACTACTTGAGCAGAGTCGTAAGGACATTGAATCTCAATCTTTGCGGAATATGTCGGATGCTATGTTGGCGAACGATCCATCGTTGTTTGCTGAAGGATCTGTGTCAGAGCGGTTACCAGACATCCCAGAGTCAGTTATCCAAGCGCGGAAGGGGACAGGTCCTGAAGTTTCCTTCATGGGTCTTGCTGAAGAACCTGGTGGTGCACCACTTGGGCGTGGTAGTTCGGAAACAATTAACTTTACCGCATTGCCTGAAGAAGATGTTCTCCGTAGTAATCCATCAAATTTACCTTATCTTGACACAAGCACGGGTGTGCCTTTGACTGTGGACGAAATTGCGGAACGACAGTTAACTGAACGAATCGAGGCAGCAGATGCTGGCTTAACAAATATTCAAGAGCAACCTGATCGTTTCCCAGCAGAAGATGCGTATCAAGAGGCGCAGCAAGCCGAAATTAATCGCATATTATATCCAGAACGAGCACGAAAGTTTCGTGCAGAAGAGGAGCGCCTTGCGGGAAGAACAGAAGGTATGACTGATGCCGAAGCAAAAGCCTTTAATGAAAAGGTTCGTGCAGAATTAGAGTCTGAAAAGGCAGAGGACGGGGCACAAGAACAAGTAGCTACAACAAAGGACGGCAATGGTCTTGACGAATCTCTTCGTCCAAGAGCTCGACCAGATTTACCATCCATTGAAAAGATAGCAAAAGACCCAAAGTTATCGCCTGAACAAAAAGCCAGCGCAGCATCTGATCAATTGTTTTCTGATATAACAGGGCAAAAAATAAGTATGTCCGCCAAAGACTCTGTCAAAGCGTATGAAAAAATGTTTAGCGAAATGCTAGGCATGGACGATAAAGACGCCGAAAAAGAAATGTGGCACAACATGGCAATGATTGGGTTTGCCATCGCCGCAGGAGAAAGTCCTAGCGCATTACAGAACATCGCCAACGGTATGCTGGCTGGTACGAAGATGATGAAAGAAGATCGTGCCACTAAACAGAAACGCGAAGACGCCGTCAAAACAATGGCGATTGAACGGGCATTTAAGTTGGAAGATGACGCTGCCAAGTTTCAAAGGGATCTTGCTCTTGCAAGGGTGCGCGGCTCTGGCACAGATAAATACACAACGGAGCGAGAAAGAAGTCGTCTTAAAGAAGTTATTCTTCGAGATCCCTACGCTTATCCAGGTCTTTTAGGCGACGACGGTCAAATCGATCCGAATAGACTAAACACATATCTTGATAGCGTTGTCACAGGAGACATTCCCGAGAAACCTAAACTTAGTCAAGAAGAAGCTATAGCTCAATACAACAGTATTCTTGCCACCAGACCAGAGCTAAAAAGCGTTATGCTAACACGACTTAGAAATGAAGGTTACGACACAAAAGGGTTATAGTAGTATGGCAGGGTTGTTCGACGACTTATTGCAAGAAAACAATGCTCCACCGCCCTCCGCCCCCAGTGGTGGGTTGTTCGATGATCTTTTAGTGGAAGAAGCTGAAGAAGAATCAGATCAAACGGTCGTTGGTTCTATCGGTCGAGGTGTACCCGCTGGTTTAGTTAACATCGCACAGGGGATCTCGGAACTTGGTGCGGCTGGGTTAGAAGCTGCGAACATCGTAGACGAGGGCAGTCAAGAAGCAGTCACACAAGCCTTTGAAAACTTCAAGGATGCGACAGGGTTACGACCAGAGCGCACTGCGGGTAAAGTCGCAGAGGTTATAACAAACTATGCTACACCTGGCCTTGGCGTATTTAGCTGGGTATCTAAAGCAGACAAAGCACGGAAAGCTATACAGGCTGGAGCCCCGCTACCCAAAGCAAAGACTTGGTTTGGTAAGTCCGCTGTTAAGTTTGGGGAGAAAGCACCCAAAGCATTGACGGGCACACGCGTAGGTCGCGCTGCCTTGACCACGGTAGGCACTGGAGTTGCCGACGTATTGGTGTCGCCTAGCTCAATGACCACGCTTGCGGACAGTTGGGATGCAATGCCCGAGTTTATGCGGACAGAAGACGAAAAAGGACTGACAGGCAAAGAGCTCACAGGTGTCCGTCTGCGCAACAAGCTGCGTCTTGGTCTTGAGGGCGCAGGGTTTAACCTTGGTGCAGAGGTTGCACTTCCAGTGGTAGGTGCGACTATCAAAGGTATTGGTCAGGTTCCAGGTGTGCCAGCTATGGCTCGGGGGCTGTCTAATGCGTTTGACTACATGGGCAACAAGATCCTTGAAGCTCCTGTCATTGGACGTGTTACTAAAAAATATCTAACACCGAATGGCCTTGCAAACAGCGAAGTCATGACTGCGTTGCGGACAGCGGAGGGCATGACCGAGGGTCAGGAAAAAATTGCCAGTGATATTGTACGAGACTATGACAAGGCTGTTCGAGACTTAATTAAGTTTCAGGGCGTCAGAGGTTTGTTTCGTTCGGGTCGAGAACGAATACAGCGCACATACAACGACACATTTGATTACCTAACAGGAGAAATGGCTCCTGCGGATTTCCGTTCAGCGTATGGTTCTAAAGTTACCAATGCTGCGGATAGAATGCGGGATCAAATTACAAATTTGAGCAACACCTTCCGGCAATCTGTTGAAGAATCTAACCTGCCAAGAGAAGAGATTGATCGAATTGTAGGACTGTTTGATCAGAACCAAGCAACATATCTACGTCGGGTGTATGAGATTCAACTAAACCCTGACAAGTTTAAAGGCGTGGTTGTTAGAGACTTACCTCAGTACAATGCTGCGCTGGCGCAAACCGAACAGGCAATGCGCAACAGAAACATGCGGATCCAGAACGGCATTAATAACGGCACCATCCGTCCTGACGATCCACAGGTAGAGCTTCTTGTAGACGACCCTAGAGCCGCAGCCGAATTGTTTATAGATCAACAGTTTGAAAATGCTGGCGTTACGTTAGGACAGTTTTCTTCAGATGCGCCAAGAGCTTTGCGAGAAGAATACGCAAGAGGCAAGAAGGCCGTGGAAAATGCCACGCGTGGCAACCTATTTAACCTGTCTAGTGGAATGCTGAAGGACAGGTCCTCGATCCTTGATGAGGCCCCTCTCTTGCAAGAGATGATGGGCGTCGTTGACAACCCCAAGGACGCATATCTTTACACAATCAATAACTTATCAAACACTCTTGCTGCTCAGAAACTATACTCTGAGGTACAAAGAAGTTTAGGTAAAGTAGACTATCAAGCGGCGGCTCCAAGGCTGGCCTCTGGGACATACCGTCCCACCATCGATGGTAGCACTGTGCCTGATGACGCAGTGGCAAGCCTCACAGGGTTGGGTTATGTCAAAGCGGGGGATGCTGTAAGAGCTCAAGACAATGCTTTTGGCGGATCCTTTGGTGCTTTGAGTGGGGACTATGTTCCTGCTGAAGTATACAACGCTTTAACAACGCCTCTGCGCTCAAGCTCCTCGGTCCAAGAAGCTCTTGCTGTATCCTTGCAACTCAAGGGCTTGTCGCAGATGTCGAAGACGGTGCTCAATCCACTGTCACAAGTTCGAAACTTTTTGTCCAACACATTTGTTGTGGGGGCCAACGGTTTGCTTGGCAGAAACATGGGCATATTTGAAAGTGCAGACGTGCTCTTGGCAAATGCTGTCGATAGTCCCGAACAGTTCAAGTTACTTCGAGCCATGGCAAACGAGGGTGCGATTGGTCAGAACATTCAGATCAACGAGATGCGTAGACTTCTGCAAGAGCAAACAGAGCTTGGTGTTTCTTCTAGATTAAACAAGCTCGGCAACTTTGTTGTTGAGTCAAAAGCTGGTGCGCCAGTTCGCTTCATGCAGAAAACCTACCAGCTTGGCGATGACTACTGGAAGGTCGTGGGCGCGTTGGGGGAGAAAGCTCGATACGGCGCGGCTCTTCGTAAAGCTGGTGTTGATATCGACAACGTGTCACCACAGGTGCAGCAAGCTCTGATGGACGCGGGTCTTGTGCAGAGAACACGTTCGATTGCTGACACTGATTTCGGTGACATGCTTGCCATTGATCTTGTAAAGCAAACCATGCCTACATACTCCATGGTTCCCGAAGCTATCAAAGCTATTCGTCGGGTCCCTGTCGTTGGTAATTTTATGGCGTTTCCTGCGGAGATTATTCGTACTTCTGGCAACATCGTAAACCGCGCTGTCAAAGAGATGGGGTTCAAGGCTACTCCAGAACTGATCCAAGCTCTTGGTGAGCAGCAGGCTCGTGCTCTTGCGCGTCAGATCCGTGGGATCGGGGCGCAGCGTTTGACAGGCTACATCTCTATGGCTGGTGTAGCGCCGATTGCAATGCGTGACGCTGCCCATAGCGTTCTTGAAGTAACACCAGAAGAAGAGCAGTTGCTGGCAGAGAACAGTCCGTACTGGACCAAAGGCAACACGCTTATGTTTTTAAGCAAGCTCAAGGACGGCGAGGCCGAATACGCTGACCTGTCCTACATGTTGCCCTATGAGTTTATGCTGGCCCCCGCCCGTGCGGCACTACAAGTGTATGGAGAGAAAGGCGAGGTTGGAGCCAACGAAGCAGAACAGATCTTTGCTGCATCTTGGGAAGGGTTTAAGAAGTTTGCCGAACCGTTTGCGTCAGAAGCATTGGCAGCGGAGCGTGTGTTTGACGTCACTATGCGGGATGGTAAAACCCAGACTGGCGCAGAGATCTATGAGCCAGGTGAAATGTGGGGGGACAAACTTTCGAAGTCCTTGGTCCATGTAGCTGGCGCATTTATGCCAGGTATTATAGACCAGTTTACCACAGTCAAAGGCGGACAGTTTGTTCCTGGTCGTGCCACACGCGCAGTCACAGACATGCCGTCCAGAGAAGGCGACCCCTACACAGTAGCCGAAGAAGCAGGGACCATGATGATTGGTGTGCGTCCCATGAAGCTCAAGGTGGATCGGAGCCTTAGTTATGCTGGTGGAGAGTATTCTGCCAACCGCTCAAGTGCAGTGCAGATCTTTACAAAAGTTGCTGATGACAATGACGCGACAGAAGAAGACATCGTCAACGCGTATGTAAAAGCAAACGAAGCACGTCGTCGTCACCAAGCGGAACTACGGGACAAGATTGAAAAAGCCAAAGCCGCAGGAATGACCATTGGTCAAATCTATCAAGCATTTAAAAATACTGGCGTGTCGCAAAAAGAACTAACGCAGATTATGAACAACCGATACTCTCCAATTGAGGTCAGTCGAAGTTTAATTAGGGAAGTTAGCAACGAAGTTAACGTTAAACGTGAGAGCCGAATCTTAAAGAAACTACCTCGCACTGAAATACTTGAGGCAGCGAAAGCATTTAGAAACGCTCCAATTGTAGGGGAGCAGCAACCTGTTCCTACTGCACCTGCTTCTGGTGGGCTTTTCGATGATCTATTGCAAATGCCTTCACAACCACAGCCCACGGTCCCCGAACCACAGCCCAGCGAAACCTTTATCGGTCGTGCAGCAGGCTCGGTGATGGATACAGGGCGGGGGATCACACAAGGGTTGGTTGACCGTGCTCGTACCATAGCCCCAAGTTTGTTGGGCAGCGACCCAGTATCTCAGGCTGCTAACCAAGAGATCCTAAACCGCCGCGCAAATCAGTAGTCGGCTTCGATAAACACTCGCACACCATTGCCCCCGAACATTCTAACGAGTTCGTCGGCTGCGATTTCTGTTTCTTCCACGATCTCTTTGTCATTGGTCAGAGCAGCTAGGTTGATTGACATCCCGATAAACTCCATCAGTGCTTCTATCTGAGCAGGGTGCATTTCTCTAAGGCCAAGGCTTTTCATGTTTGGATCAATCATTCTATTTCTCCCCAATCTGGTTTGATGTCTACGTCGATTTTAGAGGGAACCTTGAGTGGCACTCCTGTTTCCATGATCTCCTTAATCCTGTCCGCCTGCTCTTGGCTCTCTATGTTAAAGCATAACTCATCATGAACCGTGAGCATAGGAGTAAGTCCCTCGTTGTAGCAATCAAGCATTGCTTTTTTTGTTTGGTCGGCTGCGGATCCTTGGATCAATCTGTTCAGCGCCTTGTATGTAAACGCCCGTTTGATCTGTTTGCCGTACTCCTTCTGTGCTTCGTCGTGAGGTAGGGGTTTGCCTACCCCGAAAGTGACAGGCTCCCAAAGCGGAAACCTGCACTTACGGCCCAGCAGAGTGCGTATCTGACCGTTCTCTGACGCCTGTTTGGTAGCCACGTCCGCAAGCTGCTTAACAAACGGAACCTTGTCCCGATGCTGACGGATCAAAGACTTCGCATCATCCGCTGGAATCCCAAGTTGGTCAGCTAGTTTTGCTACCCCCATGCCGTACATAATCCCAAGGTTTACAGTCTTAGCTTGCTTCCGTGTAATGCCAGCAAGGTCCGCTACCATCTGGTGCAGGTCCACGTCCCCCGTGTTGAACTCCTCAACGATGTCATCAACCACATGGTGCCTCATGTAATCAGGCATGGACGCCGCAAAGTGCACCAATAACCTCGGCTCTTGGCTCGAATAGTCAAACGATCCCCACTGGCATCCTTCGTTCGGCACAAACAAACCACGGATCATCTTCTTGATGTCAGGATCTCGCGCAGGAATTTGCTGGAGGTTTGGGTTCGAAGACGAAAACCGTCCTGTCACCGTGCCACCTTCGTCCCGACGGGTAGAGTGGAGCTCCGTATGGATGCGTCCGTTGTGCTCGTGGCGCAGGATACTGTCGATAAACGTAGAGTCGGCCTTGTCGAACTCGCGCAGCTTGACCAGTGCCTGACAGACTTTGGATGGGTGGTCGTTCAGAAACGATTTCGTAAAGGATGGCGCACCCTTCTCCGTGGTCTGGTATTCCATACCCAGCTTGTCAAACATCTTCTGGATCGACGCCGATGCCCAGATGTCCACCTCCATGCCAGCCTCGCCTTCGATATACTTACGCAGCTTGGACGTCTGCTTACGAATCAGCTTCTTGTTTCGGTCAGCCTTGTCCAGATCGACACGCACCCCATTGCTCCGCATGTCCAACATACACGGAATCAAACCCGTCTCGATGTTCCAGATATGCCAGAGCTCCTGCTCTTCTAGCTGCACCTTCAGTGCGTCCCACAGTTTAAGCGTTGCCACGGCGTCCTGTTCTGCATAGGTCCCCACATACTTGGGCGGCAATAGATACATGCCAGACTTGGGATCCACGCCCCACTCTTTGGCTGCGGCTTGCAATAGCTTCTCGTCCTTACGCAACGCCACAAAGTCCCGAGCCATGGCATCAAGGCCAAAGGACCAACGGTTCTCGTCTACCAATGCGCCAGTAATCATGGTGTCGATAATCCGGCCCTTGATCTCTACGCCCTCGGCCCGTAGCCACCCCGCATCGTAGGTTGCGTTGTGCATGATCACGTTCATGTCCGGCACGGACAGTTGCTTCTTGATCCATTTGAGCGTGAACTTCGGATCAAGGTTGTGTCCGTTCTCGTGCCGCATTGGGAAGTATCCTTTGTACTCCCCCGCTGCCACGGCTATGCCTATGATATGACCGTCTTTACGCGCCCATCCTGGTCCCAGTGTTTTGATGTTGGGATCGTATGTCTCAAGGTCCACAGCCACATCTTTGTAGCTGGTTAGATCCGGATAGTCCGGCGGGATATTCCAATCTACATCTATCAAATCTAACTCTTGTTTGATCTGATGATGTAGGTCACTCCCGAATAGATTTTTCTGCATGCTGTCGTCTGCTCTCAATGAATTTATCTTTGTTTCTTTCTACTTGCTGCCAACGCACATGGGCCGATAACTCTGCAAGTATGTGAACGAACTGACTCGGTTCGAACTTCGCTACTCTAACACCATCCTCGTACACATTCATCCCATCGTCGGTAACTTTCCAAGTATACATCATTTTTCTCCTCCCAAGGCTGCATACCCACAGATGTCCACCCATCCGTCCATGTGATTAGACTTCATCAACCGCGAACATTTCATCAGGATCATGCATACTGCCACCTGTTCTCTCGTGATCTTCGTACCAAGGAACACGGACCATAGGTCTGCTATGTCTTGGAAGTTTTGTTTGGCGTCACCGTAGTCTTTGTTACGGTCCCCGTTGATAAGGTTCTCTGCCTGTTTGAGGATCTCATCTCGTTTCATATCGTATACCTGTAGTTATTGTTGCTCTGTAGAATGTAGAGATTGTGCCTTGCCCGTGTGACCGCAACGTAAAACGCACGGTGCTCATCGTCAGGGTAATCGCTCTCCACACACGCCTTGGTTGACGCAAGGTAAACAACGCAGTTGTCATCCTCGCCTCCCTTCATCGCATGGAAGGTAGACAGTTTTATTCTGGGCTCTGACAGTAAATCGTCACCCCGTCTTTCCATCGCATCGATGTAGTCTTGTTCGGCTCCGCCTACACGCATGACCTCATACGCACTCTGCTCTGGCCCAGCCAACAATCCAAATTCCTTTTGCAATCGATCCATGTTGAGCTCCGCATCAGGAGCCAACAGGTCCAGCATCTGTGTCGAACCGCGCTTGACCACTGCATTCTGTCCCTGCTTCGGGACCGACGAGTACAGGTCCTTGATCCTTTGCAGCCCCACAGATTTACCCGCACACAGGTCGTCCCATGTGTACAGGTTTGCCACGAGTTTCTCCGACACACTGGGTCTGCCCTTCAAAGAATACTTGAAGCCCATCTCTTTGATCCGCTTTGCCAGGTCGTGAACGTACCCGTTGGTCCGAGCCATGATAGTCCATGATCCCTCGTGCAGCGGTATCTCATCGAGGTACGTGACCCACTCAACCGTGCCTTCCTCTTCTCGGGGCTTAAACACTTTGATGTGCCGATCATCAATCCGCTTGGCAATATCCACGGCTAACCTATGCACAGATGCAGGGATCCTGTACGATTGCTCAAGCACCTCCACTTGGTTGGTGCATGTGTTAAACACATTAACATCCACGCCCGTCCAACGGTGGATGGCCTGATCGTCGTCGCCAGCAATAAAGACTTGGTCAGATGCGTCAGCGATTTTTGCCGCCATCTCCCACTGCAACGGCGTGAAGTCTTGGGCCTCATCGATAAACAAATAGTCAAGGGCAGGGGGCTCCCCCACCTGTATATACTTGTCGATCATATCAACGTAGTCGTACTTGTTGACCGCACGTTTGTACTCTTCGATCTGTTCATGCAGTTGCACCAACTTGGGATAGAACAAACTACGGTCCGCCGTCTCGTTGAACTCCGTGTCCAAGTCCACCATCCGCAACCGTGCTCGGCCCACCATCTGTAGGTACACGGCCCCCGAACCTCCAATCGAAGGCAGGGACATACCGTCCTCAAGGCTATTGGTCAGCTTGCCCTCGAAGGTCAAACCCACCATCGCCCCGATGTTGTCGTAGTCTTCTTTGTTCAGAATGTCGGTAGGCTGTAACCCCAACCCACGGAATCCAAACGAGTGACTTGTCCGCATAAACGGAAAGTCTTTCGGCTCCAGTTGGAACTCGGCACACGCCCGTGTCACCATCTCCTCGATAGCCTTACGGGTAAACGAAATCACCCCCACCCGTGACGGGTGCGCCCCTTGTGCCAGTGCCTCCTTGATCTCCTCAATCAAACGGTAGGTCTTGCCGCAACCTGGTGGACCCAGAATAAGTTTAGCCTTCGGGATCATAGTCTTTGCCTCTTGGTCTAGTGTTTACCCAGTCTTCGATCTCGGTCAAAACCCATCGGCTCGATGACCGTCTGTTGCTTTCGTCACCAAGAATAATAGGCTTGGGAAAACTGGTCGAGTTTTGCGCCAACTTGTAAACGTATGAACGCGATACCCCCAAGATATCCGCCACCTCTCCCACACGCAGCAATCTGTTAGAATGGGATGTCATTACTAATCTCCTTCGCAGGTAGTTCTATTTCCTCTTCCTCAAACGCAGGAACCCACCAACAGCGCAACGTGCTCCGTCGTTCCCCCTTGGGTCCACGCTTCCTTATATTCTGCACTCCGCTATCTCCTCCAAGATCACGGATCATCTGTGTCACCCACCCACGGCTGGTAACATTGAAGCGGCGGTTGTGCAGAAACTCCAACAGCCCCTCCAACTTGAACTTCGTAATGCCGCCATCGGTCCACGGTTTACCCATGTCCAGTTCCTCCGGTGCCATCGCCCGAATGTGGCTCGTGCAATACGTCCGCAACAGATCCTTGAACTGCCCTGCCATGGTCAGTTCCTCTGGTACGTCGATGTATGTCGCTTGGCTCATCAGCCCGTTGACCATCTGCTGCCAGCGGTTAGCCTTGGTTGTCGGCGGCATAAACATACACTGCTCCATGCATGCCCGTTGCCACAGGGTTTGGTTCTGTAGTTGCTCCGTGGACAGTTGGATCCGTGTCCCGTTTACGTCCATAAAGTACAGCCTTGGTTCCGACAGCATGATCGTCAGGCCACCAACCTGTGGCGCATCCGGTGCATCGTCACTGATACCGTGCTTCGCCAACACGCAGAGCGCCGGATCACAGTATGACTTGAACGGCTCGTCACTGCATGTATAGCTGTAATCTTTCTTCTCATGCTGTTGAATGATCGTCGATACTTCCTTCGAAGGCAGCGGTGGAGAAAACAAAGTCCGGTTGTATTCCTCTATCGCCCCGTGCCAATCATCAGGAAACTTCTTCTTGCAATACACTCCGATAAAAAACAGCAGTTTGTTTCGCGGCTCCGACTGCGGCCCGTCCGAAAAGATCTCCCGTATACACGGAGGCCCGTCAGTGAAATGCTTACGCGCTTTGGTCGTGGCCCGTACCGCTTCTAACTCAGACAGCGCAACACGGCCCTTGTCCACCGCATCCAAGAACTCGTCGAGTTCCATCGCCTCGACCTTCTCGTTGTAACAAAACCGCTGCGGTAACTCTGCATTAAAGTATGGCATGTTAATAAAGTTGCCCACGTCCCCACGCTCGGCAATGATCTTGTCCTGCTTTGGAAAGATCTCCACCCCACTGTGACCAAGCATGATCGACATCTCGGTCAGGTATTCACGGACCACGGCTGCTTGCTCAAACTCTTTGAGGAACAAATACAGGTGAGCACCACCCGACTTCGAGCGGCAATGAAACAACGGGAGCTTCAACTTGCGTATGCGCTCCTGTAATTCTTTATGGTTCAAGTCATACACATCGATGTCAATAGCCCCGAACTTGCATTCGTTGTTC